AGTCTAACAAAAAGCAAGTATAAGCAGATGAATCGATATCAATCTGACCGTATTCTCTTAAAATTTTTGATACAAGCAAGCGACAGTAGCTGATAAATTGGTCATAGAAGTTATTTTGCCCTTGAATATCAAAAAGTTGAATATAAAAGTCACGCTCTTGTTCGAAATAAAAAAATAATTCTTGTAATAGTTTTTGGCCAGAAATGAAGTCCAAGTTATTGGTGATATACTCGGTTAAGTCATTTTCAAATATCCAGTCTAGCAGTTCATATTTGTCAAGAAAGTGATTATAAAAGGTCTGTCTACGAATGCCAGCTGATTCCATGATATCTACAATGGAGATTTCCACAAGTTTACAAGCGGTTACTGTTTCATATACTTGTCCTTCTAAAAGATGATGTGGATCAGCAGATACTTCTTTGATTTCAGCAAACATTGAAGCCATACGTATATAGCCACGCTCCACTTTGCCAGCTATCTTCTTAGCAAATTCATCTTGCTCATCAAACTCTACTTCCGCTATAAGAGTAGTTCCCTCCTTGTATAGTTTGGTACAACGTCCAATGACTTCACTACCCTTGTTACCATATCCATCTCGCTCGTGCATAAAGAGTACCACGGGGTTGCGCATGTATTGTTGGTAGTCAATACCTTCTGTAAGGATACGGTATCCATAGCTGTTTATGTTCTCGGTATTGATGATAAATTGGTGCTTCATTGGCTTCTATCTTTGGGTTAATCTCCTCAATTCGGGTGCAAAGGTATTGCAGGTTTTACGGCGGGGAAAATCGGCATACAAACATTGTACTAATTCTGTACAACCATTGTACTGGTTTTGTACAACCATTGTATAAGAATTTCGCTACTTCCCCCAATACCACGAACTTTGCAACGAAAAACAAAGAAGTATAATGGAATTTGACCTCAAAGAACTCACCGCACGGGCTTTTTTGGATTATGTAGGCCCAGCCTTTCCTTCGTGGTGGGCTAATAACAAAACAAAATACGTACTACCAAGCCTCTCGAATATCAGTGAGGCACGTAGCAACGGCAGTCAGTATTTTATGACTCTAAAAGTAGCTGATAAAGCAGGCGTGCAAACGCTTTTCCCAAACGAACCTTTGGTGAGCTTTTCACTCACTAAAACCATTGTAGAGACAGCAACAGTAGGCAAACACCGCAGAGGTAAGGTAAAGGAGTACATAGCTACCGAAGACTGGCAGATTACCATTAAGGGGCTTTGCATTGATACTAATAATCCCGACTTGTACCCTACAGCACAAGTGCAAAGCCTTAACCGCTTGTTTGAAAAGAACGAAAGTCTGGAGGTCATAGGTAACAAACTCTTTACCCTATTTGATATTCGTAACATCGTGCTAAAAGATATTAGTTTTGAGGCTATGGAGGGCAAGGAGGGCATACAGAAGTACACCATCAAAGCAGTGTCAGATATGGACTTCTATGCCGAATTAGATGAAAAGAGAACACAATTAAACCACTTATATTAATGTTTGTATTACAGGCAATTATAAAGATAGGAGACTATACCTTTAAGGCAGTACATAGCGTGAAGATCACCAAATCGGTAGATGAACTTGCTGACACCTGTACTATAGAACTCCCTACCCACTTTAAAGTAGCTAAAGGAGGTGATAGTCTCTATACTGAAAAGGCTGTCAAAGCAGGCGATAAGGTTAGGGTTACCCTTGCCTATGAGGGTGTATATAGCGGAGTAGAGTTTGAAGGCTATGTAAAGAAGGTCAAGCCAAGCATTCCCGTAAGTATAGAATGTGAAGACGCCATGTATTTGCTTAGGCGAAAAAACATCAACAAATCGTGGCAAAAGACAAGCCTTAAAGAAGTATTGCAGGAGGTAGTGAAAGATACACCTATTGCCTTGGCTGATAATATACCACAAATGCAGTTAGACCAATGGCTTATTCGCAATGCCAATGGTACGCAGGTATTGGATAAACTCAAAGAGGAATTTAGGCTAAGTATCTTTATCAACGATGAGGGAAAGCTATATGCAGGGCTTTCGGAGCTTACTAATATAGGGCAAACAGCACGCTATGACCTCAATTACAACGTTGTGGCGAACGACTTGGAATATCGTACCAAAGACGAACGTAAGCTAAAAATACGATATACCTACATAGATAAGAACAACAAAAAGAAAACTGTAGAGGAGGGTGATCCCGATGGTGAGCTAAGAACCTTTCACACCTCTGTGGTAAGTGATGAGGCTAAATTACGGGCTATGGCACGGGCAGAAATGGAAAAACTAAAGTATGACGGCTTTGACGGCTCTATAACGAGCTTCTTAGTCCCTTTCGCTACACGTGGTATGCAGGCACATATTATTGATAAAGAACTGAAAGAGATAGATGAACGGTACTTCATTAAGAAGGTAGAAACTACCTTTGGTCGCAATGGAGCACGCCGACAAATAACCATAGGAGCACGATTATGAGCATAGATAGAGAATTAGCCGAGGGGCTTCGGCAGATAGGCAAGCGAAAAACACCTACTATAGCCGTAGAGGTGCTATCGGTAGACAAAGTACTGGGTATGTGTGTGGTTAAAGATGACGGGCTGGAATATATTGTGCGTCTTGCTTCGGTGATTAACGATAATGCCGAGCGGTTTTACCTTTTTCCAAAGGTAGGAAGTAGCGTATTGATTGCTTCTATTGGGGAGGACGAAAACCGCTATTATGTGGTAGCTTATAGTGAGATTGAGAGCGTGAGCCTACGAATAGAAGACACTCAGCTTACCATAGACAAAGCTGGCATACACTTACAACGCGGGGAAGTAGATTTTAAAAGCCTTTTAAACGAGCTTTTAAATGAGCTTAAAACAGCTATCATACAAACCCCTGCAGGAGTTGGGAATTTTGCCCCTAACAACGTGGCAAAGTTTGACGAGATTAATAACAAGATAAATGAATTACTACAATAGATATGGCACGATTGACAGCTGTAGAGGCAGATTATAAAAGGTCGCAAGGTAAAGAACTTTTTACTAAGGGCTTTAGCATCGCCAATATTTCGGAAATGATAGGCATAGGCATTAAGACACTTGGCAAGTGGAGAGAGGAGGGCAAATGGGACGATGAGAAAGAACTGCAAACACTCAGACCTTCCAGTATTCGCAAACTCACCCTCAAGTGTGCACAGGCTATTGAGCGGGGTGAACCTTTGCCCTATAAGGCGGACGATATTACTAAAATCGTTGCCGCCTTTGACCGCATTACTGACCATAATAAAATAGCAGTATATACTATGGAGAGCCTTGACGGCTTCTCTAATTTTATCTTAGAGAAAGCAGGGCAAAGCACGGGCAAAAAGCGTGAAGCCTATATGAACACGATCAAAGAGATACGCCCTTACTTTGATATGTATATAACCGAATTATTACAGCGAGGAGATGACTAAAACAGAACTCAAAGAAGCCAAAGAACGCTACTTTGCCAAATCCAAAATGATACGAGAGCTTACCTATGAGGCTATCCAAAAGGAAACAGCGGATGAACAGGAAGCACGTATCAAGCGACTTTTAAAACCCGAAAACTATGGTGAGTTTTTCGATTACTATTTCGGGCTTGACAGTGGGTTACCCTTGGGCGATGCCAAGACACCTAAGTTTCATATTGACGACTATATTCGTTTGTACAAGGACCCGTTTATACGCCAATTCAGAAAGAAATTTAGGGGTGCAGGCAAGTCCATACAATCCAATGTAGGCAATATTTGTCACCTCAAACAGAATAATCTTACCTTCTTTCCTATCCTTATAGGAGCGAACGAGGGCTTGGCTAAAATACTACTGTCCGACTTACAAGCACACTTGGAAAACAATCAGAAGTTTATCAAGGACTTTGGCTTGCAACTTTCTTATGGGGATTGGTCGGATGGTGACTTTCAGACTACAGACGGCAAGCACTTTAAGGCGTTGGGACTTAACCAACCTTTCAGAGGTTTGCGCTTTGGTATGTATCGACCCGACTTGGCTATTTTGGATGATATAGAAGACTTAGACCGTGCCAAACGCCCCGATATGATAGAAAAGTACGGTAAGAAGATAACGGGCGACTTGGTGAAGGCTTTTCACCGCAAGCGAGGAAGGCTCATCATCAATAACAACTATATCGTCAAAGACGGCATATTGGACTACCTCTATGACAAGTGGAAAGATAGCCCACACCTGCACGATTCAGTTACAAACCTTGCTACTGTGAATATCACCCGAGAGAACTATATGGATGTGGAGTGGGAACCCTCATGGAAAGAACGAGATACAAAGGAGGATATTATTCGTATCTTAATGAATGATGACTACTATACCTCACAGCGAGAGGATTTTAATAACCCTATTGAGGAGGGCAAACTCTTCAAGGCGAAAGATATTGCCTTGGTACGCATAGCAGATAATGAGGCGTGGGACGGATTGCTTGACCATTGGGACTTATCCTACACCGCTACAGGTGACTATAAAGCGGGGGTGCTCATTGGTATCAAAGGCATTAAGCTGTATGTGTTGGAGGTCTTCTGTCAAAGGTGTGAACTTAATGCAGCTATGGAAGTACGTGCCCAATGGGTAAAGAAGTACCTCAAAAAAGGCTATAACACTATGGGCTTCTTTGATGCTACTATGGCGCAGAAAGCTGTCTATACCCCTATTATTATGCAGAGTGCCGAGGACAATGCCTGCCCTAATATCCCTATTGGTTTGCATCAAGAGGGGGACAAACACAACCGTATTTCGGCAGGTATTACCAATGCGCTCTTTCGCAAGATATTGTACTGGGACGAGAGTCTTCCAAAGCGTTCAGAACGTGACTACAACGCTTTTATTAAGCAGGTGCTTTCCTTTGAAAAAGGCACTACCTCACATGATGACGCCCCCGATACCTTAGAGCGTGCCATTACCCTTGCCCAACAGTATTTTGGCTATTCTGAAAACCCCTTACAAAGCGGGCGACCTTTTATTGCTAAGCACAAAAGGCGTAACGTATAACCTTATTATTCTCTAAAATTGTACACTGATGACTCCAAGAAAAGAACTATTTGTAAAAGTAAAACAAGCCCTTGCTACCATTGAAGGTATTGAACTGATAGACCTGCAACGCGGTCAGTTTGATAACCCCGAAAACGGCTATCCCGAAATATGGACGGCTGCACTCATTCAGGTAATGCCTATCACATACGAGACGATGACCCAACATGTGCAAGAGGGCGAGTGTGAGTTTCATATAGACTTCTATTGCAAAGACGGATGGACAGACCAACACTTAGGCACTGCTGACTCCGAAGAGGGACTTATGGAACTGGATATATTGGACAAAATCACCGATACCATACAATTCCTGCAAGGCGAGCAGTTCAAGCCCGTGCAGCAGGTGCGAGAGGAGGAATTGCGCTTAAGTGATGACGGCATTATGAGCTATCGCATTACCTTCACCACTCATATTTATAGGCGCACACCCTACCCCTATACGGGTAGAAGATTGCAAATCGCAAGTAATTAATAATTAACAACTAATCATTAGTAACGTGTATTTAACCAAAGAAGAACTCAAAACCGTAGCCACTAAAGAGGTGATAGACCTTATCACCCAAGGCGACGAGCAGATAGTAACCGAAATCATTGCCGAAAGCATAGACCTAATAGCTTCTTACTTGTACAAGTATTACGATACCGAAGCTATCTTTGCCAAAGAGGGAGATGAGCGCAGCAAGATACTACTGAAGTACCTCAAGGATATTGTTATCCATGAAATCTATATAAGACGAACTAAAACCCTCAACCAAGTGGCAAAGCTCCGCTATGATGAGGCTATGTTATGGCTTGAAAAAATAGCCAAAGGAGAAATAGAAGTCTCCCTACCCAAGCGCCTAAGAGACACCGATGGTGACGGCACCCCCGATACACCCACCCCTTTTATGAAGCTCGGAGGGCGCAAAACCTATAAAAATCATTGGTGATTATGTCTAATAACAATTTACAAGAACTCCGCAAAAAGCTTGAAGCCCTCGCACAATTAGTGAAAGAGGATATCCCTATTGTGCTTAAAACAGAAGGACTCAAGTTTATTCAAAAGAACTTCCAAGATGAGGGGTTTAATGATGAGGGCTTACAGAAGTGGCAACCTCGCAAAACTACCGATACACGAGGACGAGACCTTACTCGTTACCGCTCGGATAGGGTAGGCAAAAAGGGTACCCTTACCCCCTTTGGCAAGCGTAACCAAGGGCGAGCTATCCTTACAGGATACAACTCTGGAGGCAACAAGTTACGACACTCATTTATGGCACATGTGGAGAAAATGCAGGTTACCTTCTACACCCATAAGGAGTATGCCCTAAGACACAACGAGGGCCTAAAAGGTATGCCTAAGCGACAATTTATAGGCGACTCCAAAACCTTATTCAACAATGTCAAAAAGGAAATAGACCGTTTATTCAATCAATTAAAATAATGGCAAAGCAATCCCATAAACAACGTATAGAAAAGAGTGTCACCCTTAGTGGTAATGTACTTAATAAGAAGGTACATTTGGGCAAAAATACAACCCAAAACATTCAGCAGGTAACCAATCTGATGGTGGATATCATCAAAAGACAACGCAGGCTATGGCGTACCGAACTCAACCATTGGCACTCGGCACGTTATGCCCGTTATAGTGTGGACTACCCTCGTACTTACCCATTGGAGGAGGTATACCAAGATGTACTCCTTGATGGACACCTAACAGGGATCACCGAAAACCGTACCCTACGAACTACCAATAAGGACTACGTTATCGCCATCGATGAGATTAAGGACGACACCTTAACCGAGTATATCAAGGATAAACAATGGTTTGAGGACGTGATCGAGTTTGCTCACCAAAGCATCTATCACGGGCATTCACCTATATGGCTCAAAGAGGTAACCAAGGGTGAAATCAAAGCCGTAGAGCTTATTGATAGAGGCTTGGTAATCCCCGAAAAGCACGTACTGCTCAAGGACTATGATGCTACCACTGGCATAGACCTACGAGATGTGCAAGAGGTAGTATTAGTAGCACAATTCTACAAGCATTCGGGGTTACTCGAAAAAGCGACTCCTTATGCGATACTCAAGCGCCATTCGTGGGGTTCGTGGGACGAGTTCGAGGAGCTCTTTGGTATTCCTATACGTATTGCTAAAATTGCTTCGCAAAGTGATAGTGTAAAAGAGGAAGTTGCCCAGTGGTTGGAGGAAATGGGTTCAGCTTCGTATGGCGTTTTTCCTATTGGCACTGAAGTAGATATTAAGGAGAACAGCAAAGCTGATGCTTTCCAAGTGTTTTACCGCAAAATTGAAGCCTTAGACAAAGAACTCTCCAAACTCGTACTTCACCAAACAATGACTACCGAAAACGGCAGTAGCAAGGCACAAGGCACGGTACACGAGAACACTTTGGAGGAGGTTGTCTATGCCGACGAAAAGAAGATGTTGGCTTTTCTTAATAACCAACTTTTGCCCGCTATGCGTGCTATTGGCTACTCTATACCCGACAATGCCAAAATAGCAGTAGAGAAAACCACAGACCCTAACAAGCAAATCAGTATAGATGGCGTACTCTTAGGGCGTGGCTATATCCTTACCCAGGACTATATAG